AGACGGCCAAAACAATGCAGTGTAACAATTGTGCGGCATTTGATGTTTCAGACAAGATGTGGGATTGTATAGAGTTAGGTGCGCAGGGTGACGAAAAAGATGCGGACGTTATGGCAACCATACACAAATCGGATTTGGGTTACTGCAACTTTCTCCACTTCAAATGTGCTGGAACAAGAAGTTGCACTGCCTGGGTAAGTGGTGGCGCAATTGACGACAAGGATAGAACACAATGAAAATAATCGATCCGGGCAAGGCAGAAGAATTAGCAAGAGATTATCTACACAACTGGGAAGTGGTAGACAGTGGCAAACGTTTGCGCAAAAGGGTAACATTCTCAGATTACAATCATGCAGTGCGTTTCTTGTTAGCGATAGAAAAGACACAGACTGAAATGGATCATTTCGTTGATGTTGTTTTGTTCTTTGACGAAATGCTTATAAGTTTACACACGCATGATGCAGATGCACTAACCAAGAAGGATATTAAATTAGCAATCTATCTAGATAGAAAGCTAGCAGACATGGACGTTGAATGAGACTAAAGAACACGAGGGCAACATTCACAAAAAATCCACTGTTAACAACACCAATAGAATATGAAAAATTGTTAACAGTTCCATTACAGGATTTTGACAAGGATGGATACGAAATAGACACACCGCTTGAGCTAGAGCATTATGTTTTGAATAATGTAGAGGTTCATAATAAAATCCAATTCCACCACAGCACGGGCAAACAATGGTATATTGACCGAGACAACTCAGAAGACGGTGTGGTTTTAGATCACACACAATTATTAACACGCTGGGCATATGCAGGAGAAGCACGAGAGAACATAATCCGTGCCGCCGAAAGTCGTCCTGTGCTTAACAAACTGTTGGTGATTAAACCCAAGTGGGGCATAGACTTCAGCTTAGACTATGTTACCCAAGATTGGTGTATGGAATTATTTCATATTGAAAAAGACGCTACTTCATACGACGAAGCTATGGAAAACAAAGCTCGCGCAGAAGAAATAATAGAAAACACAGACTGGGATGCCGCAGTGGCGGATATTATCCAGCGCAAAGAAGAATGGTACAACCTGTGTTCAGACGATCAGTCAGATTGGAAGGCACGTTACTTTGGTTGGCACCGTGCATTTGATTCAAAAAAAGTATACTTTTAACTTGACATTTCTGTCATAACCTCTTATTATAACTAATAAACATATGGAGAATAACAGATGAGTGATCGCACCTACGGACCTGAAGAAAAAGCAAAACTTGAACGCCTCGTAAGAGAAGGTGTAACTGTTATGCAGGAAGTAGAAGATTTACAAACAGGATTGAAAGAGACTGTGAAAGCAATCGCGGAAGAGCTAGACATTAAGCCTGCGCTGATTAATAAAGCCATCAAAGTTGCCAAGAACAGAGACTGGGATTCGCATGCGGATGCACACGAAGATCTAGAAACTCTGGTTGCCACACTTGGCTATGACAAGTAATGCAAGCCGTCAAAGAATTTTGGATTAACAGTTACAAAAGCGATAAGGTTGCATTTACATTTGAGCTGGTAAGTTTTGTGTTTACTGTAGCTGCCAGCATGTATCTTGCTGTAAACGCGGCCGATCCTGATATGCGATATGTTTATCCAGGATTCTTTGTAGGTGCAACTACTCAGATGTATGCCAGCTGGCGTAGAGGTGCTGCATGGATTATGTTGCTGACATTTTATTTTAGTCTTGTTAATATTTTTGGGTTCGGAAGAGCCCTTGGATGGTGGTAATGTCTAATAAAAATACAGTTTACTTATGGCATTTTCAATTATTAAGCCTTGGCGGCATAGCTTATTCTTTTTGGATATTTGATATTTGGACAATTCTTTTGTTTTTTGCTATAGGACTCTTTATTGGTTCTGTTGCAGAAAACATCGGTAACCATAGATATTTTGCACACAAAAGTTTTAAATTAAACAAATTCTGGCATGTTACCCTGGCGCTTATAACAACATTAAATGCATCAGGACCTATTGTCAGCTGGGCACAAGTTCATAGAAATCATCATAAGCACAGTGACAGTGAACAAGATCCTCACAGTCCAAAGTATCGCGGAGTGCTTAATGTATTTTTTGCTAATTGGTGGTGGTATAGTTATACACCTGCAAAAAACATTCCGGATTATAATTACGACCCTATTTTAAAATTTACTTATGATTATTATTATGTTATAAATGTTGGGTTTATTGTAATATTATATATTTTAAATCCAACGTTGCTATTTCCATTATACTTTTTTCCGACTATTTTAGGTTCAATTACGTCATCTGTAGTGAATACCTATTTACACAGGGAAGGTAAACCCCATGATTCTAAATTACTTGCTTGGTTAGGGTTAGGTGACGAAGGGTTTCATAAGTTTCATCATGATAATCCGAGAGAATGGAAAGCACCATTTCCTAATCCAAACAGCATGATAATCAGTTTAATAAGAAAAAAGACTTGACTTTTATATGCTTAGACACTATAATTCACAATGATGTAGATTAGGTAAACGATGGATATTTGGACTTATCAGTATACGTGGAGTGACTTTGTGGGGAACATCGGTGTTGCCCTTTTAATTACTACATTTTATCTCAATATAGCAGGAAAAATTGATACCAAAGGGTTTTGGTACAGTGCTAACAATTTAATAGTTGCGATCCTGCTGGGAATAAATCTTTACTTTAAACCTAACATATCCAGTATCATCATAGAAATATTCTGGGCTGGTATAAGTATTTATGGATTGGTACAGTGGTATCGATCTCGCCAAAGCAAAAGGCAGGCATGAAGAAGGTAGTTCGGCCATAAACGAACATACAGGAGGAAAATGAGTTACGTCGACGGTTACTTTGACCGAGATGCGGATATCATTCGCATCGTCGAAAGAAAGGATGGCAAGAGAAGCTATCAAGAATATCAAGCCAAATACACATTCTATTATGAGGATCCCAGAGGCAAATTTAAAAGTGTCCATGGAACTCCGCTAACCCGTGTGGTTTGCAAAAACACCAAGGACTTCCGCAAGGAAGTGGCAATCAATAAAGGCAAAAATCTACACGAGTCGGATGTTAATCCTATCTTTCAGTGCCTTTCTGATAACTATCTTAATCAAGATGCTCCTAAACTAAACATTGCATTTTTCGATATTGAGACAGACTTTGACCCAGAGCGTGGATTCGCAGATCCAAGTGATCCGTTCATGCCTATCACCGCAATCTCTGTTCACCTACAATGGATGGATGCCCTTGTTACGTTTGCAATTCCTCCTAAAACACTCACAATGGAGCAGGCACAGGAACAGGTTAAAGATTTCGATAATACCTTTCTGTTCGAGAAAGAAGGCGACATGCTGGAAGCGTTTCTTGACAGCATAGAAGATGCGGACATTATATCAGGTTGGAACTCAGAAGGTTATGATATTCCATACACTGTAAATCGTGTGAGTCGAATACTGAGCAAGGACGATACTAGACGCTTCTGTCTATGGAAACAACTGCCAAAGAAAAGAGAATATGAAAAATACGGCAAGACGGCTGAAACATTTGATTTGGTAGGTCGTGTGCATTTGGACAGCCTAGAACTATATAGAAAATACACTTATGAAGAACGCCACACATATCGATTAGATGCTATCGGTGAGATGGAAGTAGGCGAGAATAAAACTGTGTATGAAGGCACACTGGACCAACTGTACAACCAGGACTTCAAAAAGTTTATTGAATACAATAGACAGGACGTTGCTCTGTTGGATAAGCTGGATAGAAAACTCAAGTTTATTGATTTGTCAAACGAACTGGCCCATGCAAACACTGTGTTGCTACAAACCACAATGGGTGCTGTTGCTGTAACTGAGCAGGCTATCATTAACGAAGCACATCATAGAGGATTGCAAGTTCCTAATCGTCCCCAGAGAGACGAAGGTGCCACACAAGCGGCGGGTGCGTATGTTGCATTTCCCAAGAAAGGTGTTCATCACTGGATCGGATCAATGGATTTGAATTCACTGTATCCTTCAGTGATTCGTGCGCTTAACATGGCTCCAGAAACTATCATAGGACAACTGCGTCCTGAACACACTGACTCAATGATACACGAAGCAATGACACTGCAAAAGAAAAGTTTCGCAGGTGCATGGGAAGGAAGGTTTTCTACAATGGAATACGATGCTGTTATGGAGATGCGCAAAGATATTGCCATAACGGTTGATTGGGAAAACGGAACTTCGGATGTTCTAAGTGGCGCCGAAGTTTACAAAATGATATTTGACAGTCATATGCCGTGGATGCTCAGTGCAAATGGCACAATCTTTACAACCGAATACGAAGGCGTTATTCCAGGTATTCTAAAACGCTGGTATGCAGAACGTAAAGAACTCCAGGCAATGAAAAAGAAAGCACAGGAGGCAGGCAATGAAACGGAGATTGCATTCTGGGATAAGAGACAGCTCGTTAAAAAGATTAACCTTAACTCTTTGTATGGCGCTATTCTTAATCCTGGTTGCAGGTTCTTTGATAAACGCATAGGACAATCAACCACACTGACAGGCAGGCAGATCGTAAAACACATGAGTGCCAAAGTCAACGAAGTAGTAACAGGTTCGTATGATCATGTCGGTGAAGCAGTAATTTACGGTGACACAGACTCGGTGTATTTTTCAGCATATCCTACACTGAAAAAGGAAGTGGATGCAGGCAATATTCCCTGGAGCAAAGACAACGTGATTACGCTTTACGATCAAATCTGTGAAGAAGCTAACTCAAGTTTTCAGGACTTTATGGCAAAGGCATTCCACTGTCCCAAGACTCGTGCGGATGTGATTGCAGCGGGCAGAGAAATTGTAGGATTCAGCGGACTGTTTATCACCAAGAAGCGTTATGCTATTCTGGTGTATGATGATGAAGGCACAAGGCGAGACACAGACGGCAAGCCAGGCAAAGTAAAAGCAATGGGTTTAGACCTGAGACGTTCCGATACACCAGTATACATGCAGGAGTTCCTTATGGAAATTCTACTTATGGTGCTACAGGATTACAAAGACAAAGATGTTCTGGATAGGATTACAGAGTTCCGCAAAGAGTTTAGTGCGATGCCAGGATGGGAAAAGGGATCGCCTAAACGTGCAAACAAGATTGGTTTCTATCAAAAGGAAGAAGCACGCAAAGGAAAAGCAAACATGCCAGGGCATGTTAGAGCAAGCATCAACTGGAATACGCTAAAGCGCATGAACGGTGACAAATACTCGCAAGAGATTGTGGACGGTATGAAAGTTATTGTTTGCAAACTCAAACAGAATCCGTTGGGTTATACCTCTGTGGCGTATCCTACAGATGAGTTACGTTTGCCCGATTGGTTCAAAGAATTGCCATTTGATGATGCGGCGATGGCAGAAACTATTATTGACAACAAGTTAGACAATCTGATTGGTGTGTTGGATTATGATTTGGAAGATACCAAACAACATAACACATTTGCAACACTGTTTGACTTTGGAGACACAGAATGAAATTGGAATTTAATTTGTCTCTAGACACTGATAATGAAGACGACAAGGAATTGTTGTTAGCATTGACCGAATTGCTAGAGCGTTACAGAGAGGAAAAATTTTTCGATGATGAAGAATTGCCTAAATAAGTTGACATATCCACTTGATTATGTTATATTTTTTAAATAAAAACCGGAGATAATTATGAAAGATATCCTACAAGATATTGTAGCACACACCCACTCGCTGGGGTTCCTTGAACTTGTAAAAGTCACAAACGAAGACGGCACTGTTATCGAAAGCATGGCTGAAGATCGTTCAGTGATTCTCAGCGCAACTACACATTCTGCTGTTGAAGAATTCGCAGGAACATTTGGCATGCCTAACTTGGATAAACTAGCACTGCATCTCAAGAATCCTGAATACAAAGACAATGCTAAGATTGATGTAGTTGAAGCAGAACGCAACGGTGAAATGATTCCTACACATATTCACTTTGAAAATGCAGGCGGGGACTTTCAAAACGACTATCGCTTTATGAACAAAGCAATCATTGAAGAAAAGCTGAAAACTGTAAAGTTCAAAGGTGCTGAATGGAATGTTGTGTTTGAGCCCAGTGTTGCCAGCATCGGCCGCATGAAACTGCAAAGTGCGGCACACAGTGAAGAAACAGTGTTTACTGTTAAGACAGAAGACGAAAACTTGATGTTCTACTTTGGCGATGAAAGCACACACGCAGGTAGCTTTGTTTTCCAGCACGGCGTTGAAGGAAGTTTAAAGCAGAGCTGGAGCTGGCCTGTGGACCAAGTGCAGAGCATTCTTAACCTAGACGGTGATATTACTATGAGCATCTCAGATCAAGGTGCTATGCAGATTTCAGTGGATTCAGGAATGGCAAAATACGATTACATCTTGCCGGCACAAAGCAAATAATGAAAACAGATTTAACAGCAGAACAAAAAGACTACGCTAGATTCCTACCTGCACTAAGTGGCTTCTATGCCACCTATGTAGGGAAACAGCGATACGACGAATATGTTGATAAAAATCGTATCCCAGCTGGCTTTGCAAATGGTGTAGAAAGTCTTAACTATCTTAATAAAAATGAAGGACAGTTCCAGTATCAATGGACACTGTATTCTGCTGGTCATGCCGAATTAGATGTAAACAAACACTCGCCCAAAGAAGACATGATACGAAACAGGGATCGTGCAAACACCTGGGTACTGGGCGATTCGGGTGGTTTCCAGATTGGTAAAGGTGTTTGGGAAGGTGATTGGAAAGACATCAACTGTCCTAAGGCGCAAAAGAAACGTGACGGTGTTCTTCGCTGGATGGATGCCTACATGGATTATGGCATGGTGCTCGATATTCCTGCTTGGGTTGCACGTTCGCCAGAAGGTGTAAAAGCCACAGGTATTTCAACTTATCAAGAAGCCGTTGATGCTACTCGTATCAACAACGATTATTGGATGAAACACAGGACTGGTGCTTGCAAGTTCCTTAATGTACTTCAAGGTGAAAACTTCGCAGATGCAGATGATTGGTACGAGCAAATGAAAGACTACTGTGATCCTGTTAAGTATCCAAATGACCACTTTAATGGCTGGGCCATGGGTGGACAAAATATGTGTGACGTAGAACTTGTATTACGCAGACTAGTTACACTGAAGTTTGACGGGTTACTGGAAAAGGGCATACATGATGTAATGCACTTTCTAGGCACTTCAAAACTTGAATGGGCCACGCTGTTGACCGACATTCAACGAGCAGTAAGAAAATACTATAACGAAAACTTCACTATCACATTTGACTGTGCAAGTCCATTTCTTGCAACTGCAAATGGACAGATTTACTGCGAACTTGAAACGCAAGACAGAACAAAATGGGTGTATCGAATGGTGCCGAGCATAGATGACAAAGCACTAAGCACAGACACTACCCAGTTTGGTAAAGCCTTTGTGAGAGAAGGCAAACACCCCTCGTTTATGGACTCGCCTATTACAGCAGATTTACAAGCACGAGATATCTGCATTTACGGTCCGGGGGATTTGAATAAAATAGGCAAGGAAGGAAAAACTTCTTGGGATAGCTTTTCATACGCTATCATGATGGGACACAATGTATGGATGCATATTAATGCTGTACAGGAGGCAAATCGTCAGTACGATCAAGGCATAGTTCCAGCAATGTTAGTGCACGAAAAGTTCGAACGTTTGGTGTTTAGAGAAGTTGTGGAAGAAATATTTTCTCTGGACAACAAAGACAGTGCATTGGCGCTTATCGAACAATACAGGAATTTTTTCCTTACTATTATTGGCACCCGCGGAGCCACTGGCAAGAAAACCATCAGTGCATCCGCAAAGTTTGGCGAGCTATTCGATTATGAATAAAGAACATCAGAGATTAGATAAATTAAAAGAGACGCACAAAATGCTTGACAAGCAGATTGAAGAGCTATATAATAAATTTAATGATGATAACACTGTAATCACACTCAAGAAACGTAAACTGTGGATAAAAGATGAAATTCGCAAAATTGAAGAGGCGTTGAAGAACTGACATGGAAAGAGACTACATCACAGGTAAATCCGACAATGCTTCGTTCTTCGTCGGCATAGAAGTTGAACAAACTCCTGCATTTGGATTGCGCACACTGTTTGTAAAAGGCATCCAGAGGGTTGACAAGATCAAAGAATACTATAAAAAATACAATTGCAGTCACATATTCTTTGGAGCAAATCACTCCTTTAAGCCCACACCTGGTGTGGGTGAAGAGTGGAGTCCTTGGGAAAATCTTATTTTGTCATTTCTCGAGGAAGACTATTTGTGTTCTTTGGACATTCCTATACAGTGTGTGGAACACTTTCACGAAGGTGGACTTTGCGAATACGATAACTTTATTCCGCAGATAAGAATACCTATTCCTTATGTAAAGCTATGGAACTATAACACAATGATTAAGATTGACGATAAGGATTTTCGTGCAAGTAATCCGGGTGTTTGGTGCCACAGCCTACATGATTTAATGGCGCATGAAAAATTCACAGATTGGTTAAAATATCGAAACGATAACATCATTGAATAAGGCAAATTATGACAACTATCAAACAGGACGTTCGTCCTAACAAAATGATCTGGGTAACTTTCGACAAGGAAGGAGTTCATTACTATCCGGGTGCAGACACTGATCCCAAACTGGCAACAGGTGATTGGGACGATGTAAGTTTTCTAGGATATTTACACAGACACATTTTCAAATTTAAAGTTTGGATCGAAGTATTCCACGACGATCGAGACATTGAGTTTATTCAGTTCAAGCGTTGGTTGCAACGTCTCTATGAAGAAGTAGATCATTCAACTTCAGTGCTAGAACTGAATCACAAGAGTTGCGAAATGATTTCTGATGAACTGCATCAGCAAATTGTAGAGCAATATCCAGGCCGTGAGGTTTGGATTGAAGTCTCCGAAGACGGAGAGAATGGTTCATTCATCAAATACTAAAATTAAGGAATAGAGATGAAGCAAGAAGTAACTAGAATTTACAACGATCTAGACGCTTATCGTGATTATTGCCGTTATGAAGGCAAGGTGTTTAATGAAGCCGCTCTTTATAATAAGAGAGATCCTAACTGGCAGGCGTATGAACGCTATAAAAACTACCTAAGGGTTAAGGCCAGAAACAAAAATCAAAACACACGGAGACAGTGATGACTGTTTACATCGTTGACATTGAAGCTGTTGACACTCGTTACACAAAACAGTGGAAGGACTACCTTCCTGTGCAACTACAAAAACATGTCGGCGATGTACATGTGATCAGCGGGGGAGACGTGCCGCAGGCAACTACCCCCGGAGCATTTCTAAACTTTGCTGGCACAAATAATTATAAAAGTCAGCAGATGCTACAGATATCAGAACTATTTGCTAAGGGGCATATCAAAGATGGAGACTATTTTCTCTACACTGATGCATGGAATCCAACAGTTATACAGCTTAGGTACATGGCAGAACTCCTGGGAGTTTCTGTTCGCATTGGTGGCCTCTGGCATGCTGGTTCATATGATCCTCAGGACTTTCTGGGGAGACTGATAGGCAATGCTGCTTGGGTGCGGCATGCTGAACAGAGCATGTATCATGTTTATGATCACAACTTTTTCGCAACAGATTTTCACGCAAAACTGTTCCACAGAGAACTGCTAAACAATGGATATCCTGCTGAAAATCCTTGGTTTGAAG